TGGGCCGTGTTGACCTTGACCTGCTGCGCGGCGATCTGTGTGTCGAGTTCGGTGTTGGCGCCCGTCAGCAGCAGCAACTGCGCCGCAAGCCGCGACTCGCCGAAGTCGAGCTTGATCGTGTATTGGCCCTCTCCCAGGTCGGCCAGAATCGTGCCGCGCCCCATCAGGCCCGCTCCCCCACTTCCATGTAGGCGTCGCCATCGCCGACGTAGTAATTGATGTAGGAGACGACGAACTCCTCAGAGCTGGCGAAGACCCGCTGCGCCGGCCGCAGCAGCCAGTCAATTGAGCACCGCACGCGCGTGCCGCCCTGGTTGATGCTGATGGACCTGATGCCCTGCATGATGCGGTTGTAGGCCGCGCTAGGGGTCTCGTTGGGGGCGAAGCCGGTGCTGTAGCCGCTGATGGTGCAGGTGTAGCGGAATGGCCCCTGGTCGAAGGTCGTCGTCTGCACCGGTGCCGTGGCCATCTCGTAGGTGAGTGGGGCGGCCAATCCTGGCACGTCCACCAGGCGCGAGATCTTGAACTGCGTCGCCGAGTTGATGGCCGAGACGTAGGCCGACACCGCAGGCACCACGCACTGGACGTAGTTGCTCAGGCCGGTTTGCAGCGTGGCCTGCCAGCTCGAGATCGGCACCCGCACCGTGCCGCTCGGGGTGGTCAGGTCCATCACGTAGTAGGTGGTGGCGTCGCCAATGACCTCGGTGAAGTCGTGCGTGGCCAGCGGCGTGGCCGAGCCGAGCATGGACGGCACGTCGGCGCGAGCGAAAAGATGCCATGCCAGCGGGTTTGCATTGCCCAGCATGGTGGGCGCATCGGCGCGAGCGAATAGGTGCCATGCAACGATTTGCTCAGGCCCCAACATGGACGGGGCGGACGCATAGGCAAGCGACTGCTGCCCCAGAATTTCAGGCTGGCCAAGTGGGCCTTCGGCTAAAGCAATGGCCCTTGGCTCAACCAGAGCCAAAACACTAGGAGAGCCTAGTGGGCCAGAATCTGCAGCCCTAGCGACTAAGGGGCCTGAATTTGGAAATGGTGAGGTTGGAGCAGTGAAACTAGCGGTATAGCGTGCAACGCCTTTTGTAATTCTTAGGTCATCAATATACCCGTGAGCATATGTTGCAAGATCTCCTCGAGACCCCAGCCGCAATCCTTCAGTGCCGCCTAAAGTGTAAGATGTATTATCAGATACAGATTGTTTTAGAGTGCCGTCTAAAAAACACCTGACAGTTCCACTTTGGCGCGCAAAAGCAATATGACACCATCCTAATGGTGTTACTGCTGTATTGGTTGAAACTATTGTTGCAGAGCCGTCAGATGCTCCAAGACCAATTGAATCTGTAACTGGCCCTGGGCTTGAATCTCCAGCTTGCCATATCTGAAAAGTCCCGGCAGTGTTTGTGCTGCTTGGATGAGCAATGATTCGCCTATATGGCGATTGTGTGGCAGCGGACGAACTGTAAAACCAGAACTCAACAGTAAAATCACCGGTGCCAAAATTAAAATCCGAACTAGCTGCTACGTCTAGATAATCTCCGTTTCCGTCAAGGTAAACACTTGCGCCGCCAAATTTAGATTGCGTTGTACTGATTGCGGCATTGCCATTAGCGGTTACCGTTTTAGGTGTCGGCGAGTTATCTGTAAACGTAGTGCTCCCATTCGCTCCATCAAAATGGAGCAGCAGGGAGACACTGTTGTAATTCGGATCAGACATGCTCAGCCGATAGTCGCGCTGACCAAGGTCACGGGACCGCCAGAAACAATTGACAGGGTATTGAGAACCAGCTTGCCGCTCACCGCTGCGGTGCCAGCCTGGGTTGGCAAACTCAGGTGAATAACGCCATCGGAGTCCGTGAACTCGCCGTAGGCTGCCGTGCCGGTGGCGTCTGCGCTGGTGTCCTCGGTGGCGGTCACGTCAAACGTGAGCACGCCCGTCCCAGAGCTCACCGTTCCGCAGGGGTCGCCGAGCGGGATGTTGGCCAGCAGGACGTCGCTGGCGTCGCGGATCTTGAGCCGGCCGGCAGCAGAGCCGGCGTCGATCAAGGTGCGAAACGCCTTGTGAGCCTCCTCCTTGGCCTTAACGGAATAGGTAGCAGATGCGGGTACAGCCATGTCAATCTCCTGAAAGTTTGGATTTCACCAACAGCGTCAGCGTGCCGGTGCTCTGGGTGGATGTGTAGGCCTCTGGGGCCGCCAGATAGAGGCCGGTTGGCACAGAGACCTGGACCAGCGCGTACAGCCTCACCAGGCGCTCTACAGCGTCTTGCTGGGCCTTGGAGGCGATGGCCCAGACAAGCTCAATGGTCTTGTCGGCCTGCGCCAGGCCAAAGTCGTTGAAGACCGCGCCGCCGTCCAGCGTGGCGATTCGGGTCACGCGCCTGCGGGCCTCGCCGAAGTCGGAACGTTCGGCGTTGACCTCCAGCTCAATGACGCCCAGCGGGTCGAAGGTCGGGGTGCTCAGTCGGATCAGCATGTCAAGTCCCCACCAGCAGCTCGAGGCCGTCTGCATTCACGCGGGTCTGGATGGTCTTCAGAATCTCCCACATGAACGCCTCCAGGTGCGGCTGAAGGCCTTTCCCATCAATCTGGATCAGCGCGTTGCCGCGCTGCAAAGATGCCGTTCTTGATTGATTCAGATTGATCTGGGATTCAATCAGCTGTCTCTGCAAATCCAACGCTTGTTCCCTAATCTTGTTTTCTATCTTCAACTGCTCTTGGACCAGTTCGAGCTTCTCCAGACCGAAAAACCCTTCAATGTCCCCGAATGCACTGAAGATGCTGCTGATGACATCGCCGGATGATTCGACCGTCGCTGAAAGTGATTTGAGCGCGAACTCGAATTTCTGGGCATCAGCAACGGCCTGGGCAATCTCGAGCTTGACGCGCGACTCGATGAGTTTGATACGCTCGTTGGAGGCAATGCTCTGGAGCTTGGCGGCGTAATCTTGGGCCGCCTTGGTTGTCTCGAGATACAGCTTCTGTTCTGCCAGCTGCTGCTTTGCCAGTTCTGCGCTCTTGTCTTTGACCTTGCCCTTTGCATCGGTCAATTCTTTGGCTGACGCCACCTGCGCGATCATCGCCTTTTCTTCGTCGCCGAGCGCTACGGCCAGGCCGGCGCTTGACGTCGCCGTTTTCTTTGTGGCGTCGTCAAGGCCAAGGAATTTGGGCACAAGGCCATCGACAGAAGCGGCGGCCTTGTCAAAAGATTGGCCAATGGCCGTCTTAAATCTTTCCGCCTCTTGACTGTTTCGCTCTATGGCCTGGGCAAGGGTAATGTTGCCCTTTGTGAAATCGCTTAACGTGCCAGAAGTTGAAACGATAGCGGCAACAGAGGTGCCCAACGCTTCCGCAAATAGAACGATGGCGGCAGTTGATCCGGCCACAATGACGGTGGTGCCTTCGATTACTTTTACGAGCAATCGAAATGCCCCGGCGTCTCCAATCGTCACCTGCGCTTCCGTGATTGAATTCTTGAGCCTGGACAGCTCATTATTGAAACTGCTGAAATCCGCCGAGCCGAACTGCGTCTTTAGCTGTTCTGCGACTTTGATCAGCTCAGGGATTCCGATCTTGCCCTTGGAAATCAGGTCGAAAAACTCTTCGTTGGTGACGTTGAGCGACTGGGCAAAGGTGTTGAAGAACCCCGGCAGGCGCTCCGCAACAGACTTCAAGTCATCCAGCTCAAACTTGCCTTTGCTGACGCCTTGCGCGAGCTGTGTGAAAGCGCCAGAGACATCCGCGCCACTGGTGCCAAGCGCAGCAAAGGCGGTCGCAAAGCCTTCAAACACCAAGCGCGAGCCTTCGCCTTCAGCCGCCGTGCCCTTGGCCGCCGCCGCAAACGAGGCATAGGCACCGGCTGCGCCGCGAACTTCAACACCAAGCCGGTTGGCGGTGCTGGTGATGAAGTCCAGCTCTTTCTGCGCCGCCTCGCTTGATCCTGTCACCAGCTTGAGCGTGTTGCGAAACTGCTCGAAGGCGACGTTGGCGTCGATGAAATCCTTGATGACCAGCGAGCCCGCCAGGGCCTGCAGCGCTACCGTTGCAGACGCAATGCCGGCCCTGTTGCCGCCAATTCGATCTAGCTGGTCGTTGGTGCCGCTCAGCGCCCTGGTTGAGGTATCAGCATTGCCAGACAGCGCTGCAAGGTCTCGCTGAATCCCAGCAATAGCCGCATTGGTCTGGTTCTGACCCCTGAAAATCAGCTCAACGGTTTGTTGAATGTCGGCCATCTTGCTGCTTCTTCTCGTAGTACGCCGCCCAGATTGTCAGTTCTTCGTCGGTCAAAAAACCCTGCGGGATGATGTCTGGGCGGTGCTGGTAGAGGTAGCCGCCGCGCAGTTCCAGGAATGCGAGCGCTGCGCTCAGTCCTGGGTCTTCTGCGAGGCGGCGCTTGGCTTTACAAGATCGGCGCCCTGGCCTGTGAGCTCGCTGATCTTGTTGGTCAGCATCAGGAACTCGATCGGAAAAGCCTCGGCCAACTTCACCGCCGCGGCCAGGTCAACCCTTGGGGCCACCGAGCCGGACACCAGGATCTCCAAGCGCTTGGCAATCTCGCCAGGCGTGTCGCCACTGATGCCCAGGGCCTGCCGGATGGCGTTGGCCTGGTCTGCCTTGGTCGCTATGGCCTTGACGATGCTGTCAATGCTGGATTGCCGTTTCTCGGCCTCCAGTGCGGTGTGCAGCTCGCTGGCGGTCAGCCCGCGGACCTCCCACTCAGGTGCTTCGCCTTCGTCGAAAAAAAACGCGAGCGCCTCAACAGCCACTCGCGCCTTCTTCGACTCGAACCTTGCCTGCTCGAATCGATTCAGATCAAACATCAGCCCACCTCAGTTGCGCGCTCCGTCGCGGAAATGGTGCAGGCGGCCTGGATGCTGTCGCCGGCCGGGAAGGTGCGCGACACACCCAGCTTGCCCTGCGTCAACAGATACGGCGACTTGTAGCGGTCAGGGAAGAACTTGAACCAAAGGTCTTGGTTCTTCAGCTGCACTAGGCCATCAGCCACGCCGTCCTGCAGGTAGGCCGTGAAGCTGCCCTGGTTGAGCGTGGACGCGGTGGACCCCAGCGTGCTGCCGTAGACCTGCACGGAGGTCAGGCTGTGCGTGGTCTCGGGCGGCACGAAGTCCGATGCCAGCTGCACATCGGAAAAGATAGGCGCAGCAAACGAGGCGTAGACACGTTTCGGCACTGGCCCGGTGTGGATCTCCGGCAGCGCGGCCAGGAAGGTCACAGACCCTGCGCTGTAGTTGATGTCGAACAGCGGGTAATCTGCGCGCTCCGTGTGCGTGCCAACCACCGTAAAAATCTCAGCGGCGGTCACCAGCGCAGCGCTCACAGAACTAGTGCGAACCTGGCCAATTTCCACCGAGTCCACCGCAATCAGCGGAGGCCCGCCGTTGGCCCCGCGCGTTTCGGAGAACGCCGTGCTGTCAACGCCAGAGACTGCCGCAATGGCCCCGCTGGAGTTGATGGTAATGCTGGTGATGTTGTGCGTGTCGGTCGAGACGCCGCGCGTGATCGTCGCGGTGCCGGCGCTGACGCTGGTCACGACGCCGTTGAGGTTCAGCGTCAGGGCGGCGACGTTAACCTTGTTGTTGTCGGATGCGTGAGGCGTGACTGCGCCGCCCGTCAGCAAGCCGTTGGGCAGCACGACAGGAGCATAGCCCGCGCGCTTGGACCACAGCGAGGCCGAGCTGGTAAAGGTGGTTTCGTCTCCTGAGTTCGTCAGGGTCGTCATCGAGGTGGAGGTCTGCCCCGCCTCGTACTGGAGTTTCGCGTTTTCAGCGGTTGCCATCGTTGGGCTCCTGGTTCAGGTATTTTGGCGGTCGTCCGCGCCGCCTGGGCATTTCTGCTGGTTGCGGTGAAGCATCAGGAAGTGGCGCTGCCCCGTACAATCGATGCACGGCAGGGTCAAAATCTGATGCGTTCATGATGACCCACTCACCTTGAGACGGGTGAGTGGGCATCACGCGGACGGTTTCGATGATTTGAGGCATCAGCCCAGCAGGATGGCGACGTGCTCGGGCTTGATGACCTTCACGCCCCAAGCGCAGCTGATTTCCCACTGCATCTGCCTGTACTGCGGGTACAGCGCCACCTCGAACGACAGGCCCGAGCGCGGGTCCACGATGGAGGTGCGGTCGGAGGCCAGGTCGCCACTGGCAGGCAGGGCCGGCAGGCGCTGGGCCAGGATGATGGCCGAGCGGCTGAAGCCCATGTTACGCACAGAGCTGGCTGTGACGGTGATAGCCGTGGCCGATGCGGGAATGGCTTGGCGCAGGCCGGTAGGCTCCAGCACAATCGTGCCGCCGTTGCTGACGTCGGTATCGCCAGTCATCACGACGTACTGGTTGCTGTCGTTGGCAAATGTGATGACGTCACCGGCCACGATGGTGCCCGTGCCTGCAGAGGCCAGGGTAATCGTCGTGGCACCAACAGCGTAACCTGCGTTGTTGGTGGTCGCGTTTGCAGCAGTTCCCTTCGTGTGCGTCCTGACCTGTGCCGACTCACGAACCATCATGCCGTTGATATCCAACAGCACACCCTGACGCAGCATGCTGTCACCGAACTCTTGCGAGGACGATGCCTGCTTGCCGCGCAGATTGGCGCCGGCCGCGGTGTCCAGCACCAGCTGCATGTCGCTCAGAGGCGAGCCGTTGTCGGCCAGGATCTTGCGCGTCAGCGATGCGGCGCTGTAGTCGCCGGCGGTGCCAAATGGCGTAGTGCCTGCGGTGCCAGCAGCGCGCGAGGAGTCAAGATACAAGGCCGCAATGTCGGCCTCGATTTCGTTGACCAGGGTGCGGATGGCCTGCTGGATCTGCGCGCCTTGGATGGCTGCAGCAGCGGGGCCAGAGCCACGCTCTTCCTCGCCCGTCCAGCGGATCGGCACCCGGCGTGCCTTGGTGATCTTGATCTCCATGTCGCCAATGGTCTGGTCGCCATCATTCGGAGGCGTGACGCCAGCCGTGATGTTGCCAGCAGAGGCAGCCGGCGCGACGAACGAGCGCACGGACTGGTTGACCGCGGCGCGCGAGGATTGCGCATCCAGGGTCACAGCGGGAATGAAACCAACCAGCTCACGGGACACGACGTCCAGATTGCTGTACAGGGTCGGGATGAGATTCGTAAGGGTGGCACCCATGGTAAGAACTCCAGAAAGTTAGACGAGTTGGACGCCTGACTTTGCAGCCTCTACCCGTTGAGCGGGTGCAAGTGCTTCAAATTCGGCGCGGGTCATGGTCTTGGGTCCACCGCCTCCAGCGTTGGACGCACGGACTCCAGCACCTCCCGTGCCGGTCGATTTAAGCAGCTCGGGACGGGCTTTCGCAATCCCTGCGATCCCGTCCTTGACCGGAATCATACGCCCATCTTCGGTCTTGAACAATAGGTCATCTCCTTCCCAGGTCAGGCGCTGTGAAACGAAGGTTTCGACGAGATCGCGCGCGACAAACTCATGCCCCGATAAAGCCTCGGCGATTGCGGCCTTCTGCAAGCTGCCGCGAAACTTGCCGCTGATCTCGTCGCGCTGAGTTGTCGCCTCCTGCAATTGGCGCTCCATGCGCTTGAGCTTGGCGTCGTATTGCTTCGCGGCCTCTGCTGCGCCCTTAGCATCGGGCAACAGATCCAGATCCTCTAGGCTATCAATACCCAGGCGCTCCATCAGCGCGTTCTGGTCCGCTTCGAGCTTGGCCAGCTTGTCCTTCATGCCGCGACGGCCATTGATCGACTCCTGGCGCGCCGCGTCGCGTTGCCCTTGCAGATCATCGACGTAGCTTTTCAGCGCGGTAAATTTCTCGTCTCCGAGGGCTTCCTTGAGGTTTTCGATGTCCATCGTCTTCTCCGTCAGATTGCAAACTGCTCAAGCGTTGCGCCGGCAGCCAGTGCCGTGGTCAGCCACCGGGGTTTCAGGCCGCGACCGGTCCAAGTGTTGCCAGCGTCGTCGCGGTACTTAGGCGCGACGGTGGCGCGAGGCGTAGACTTCTCTTTGACCGGGCTCTTTGCAACTTTCGCGGAGTCGGTCACAATGTCGCTAGGCGTGAGGCCATAGGTAGACATCAGGGTCTTGATCTGCGAGACCGCAGACGCCCGCTCCGCGCGGGTTTGTTCGGCGATCTGGCGCTCGAGTTCTGCTTTCTGTGCGAGTAGTTCATTAATGCTCATTGGTAAATACGGTGAGTTAAAGTGAAACGAACCTGCAATATACCAGTGATATGGCCAATCAAGATATAACGCGCTTCAAATTCATAGGCTTCGCGCTAAACGGCGACGGCCCATTTCGCCCTCTCATCAGCTTCGACAGCAAGGCACGCCCCATCGCGGTGGCGTCGTCGTACCTGATCCAGTACCCGCGCGAGAGTGAAACCAAGTACGCGCGCCGCAATGAGATTGCTTGGTACGCCTCACCGCTGGCCCAGGTCGTTTCTCGATTCGCCGGATACCTTGCAAGTCGGCCCGCCGTGCGCGCCATGGCCAATCCGCTGTACGAGGCGATGGCCGCCGACATCGACGGCAAGGGCAACACCATCGACAGTTTCTGGTCTCAGTTTGTGGTTGAGGCCAAGGCGCGCGGCAGCATGCTGCTGCTGGTGGACATGCCCCCGGCCATGGCGCCGACGCTTGAGCAGCAGGTAAGCTCCAGGGTTGCGCCGTACTGGACCAGCATCAAGCCCGAGCTCCTTACCGACTACCAAATCGGCGACGACGGGAAGTTTACTTACGCGGAGTTCTCGGGCAATTTTACGCTGGAGACGGGCGAGAGAGTCGATTGCACATGGCACTTTGACCTGACCTCCTGGCGTGCCATAGATGGCCAGCTGCGCATCCTGGCCCAGGGTGAGCACCCACTGACGGAGTGCCCGCTGCTGATATTCACTGAGGGCGGCGATTTCCCATACTTCGGCCCGTTCTCGCCGATCGCGGACCTGTCGCGCAGGATGTTCAACCTGGATAGCGAGCTGGACGAAATCCTGCGCTCGCAGACGTTTAGCCTGCTGACCATGCAGGTGTCCGAGAACTCCACGGACGCCCAGAAAGTCCAGGCTGCGCAGGTCGTTGGCGAGACCATCGGCAGCAGCAACCTGATGGTGCATAGCGGCAGCACGCCGGCCTTCATCGCGCCACCGGACGGCCCTGCGCGGATTTACCTGGACCGCATTGCGGCGCTGAAGGATCAGATCAACGAGATAGGCCTGGTGATCGCGTCCTCCTCGCAGCGCGAATCCGGCCTAGCCCTGCAAATGCGGTTCCAGGCGCTGAACTCCGAGCTGGCGAAGTTTGCCGGCAGGATGGAGAGCCTGGAGCGCCGGGCCTGGGAGCTTTCGCGCCAGTGGCTGGGCCTGACCACCGCGCCGCAGATTTCTTGGTCGCGCGACTTCAACCTAGCCGACGTCGTGGCCGAGCTGGACATTCTGGCCAGCATGATCGGTGCGGCCATGCCAACCGAAGTCATTGCCGAGCAGCAGAGGCGCATCGTGTCGGTGCAGTTTGCCGGCCTTGGGCAAGAGCAACAGGGCCAGATTCATGCCGCGATAGATCAGCGGCTTCTGGAGCAAGCATGAGCGCCGAAGTGCACAATCTCAGCGTCGAAAAAGGCGCCAGCTACGAGCAAATCATCCGGTGGACGGATGACGACGGAGCGGCCATCAACCTGAGCGGCGCCACCGCGCGCATGCAGGTCCGCGCTGCCACCAACGTAACGACGGTTCTTTTTGAGGCCACCACGGCAAACGGCAAGCTGGCAATTGCAGGCGATCTCGGGCAGATCACGCTGACCATCACAGCCGCAGAGTCGGCCGCCTTTACCTGGAGCTTCGGCAAGTACGATCTGGAGATCGTCACCGCAGGCGGCTTGGTCTATCGCCTGATCAGGGGCACCATCAGCATCAGCGCAGAGGTCACGCAATGAGCATCGTCACCATCGTCGAACGCGGGCCGCAGGGGCCTGGCGGGGATCTCGGGGCCTACGGGTCGTTTGTGAGTCTGACAAACCAGACCATCGCCTCCGCGACCACAGCCTATGCGGTGGCGCTGGGCACCACGGCGGAAAGCCGAGGAATCTCAATTGTCGATGGCTCGAAGATCACCTTTGCCGAGGCCGGCACCTTCGCTCTGTCGTTTTCGCTGCAGCTGCACAACTCGAACAACAACATCCAGACCGCTCGCGTCTGGTTGCGCAAGAACGGCGCGGATCTGGAAAACACCAATTCGATTTTCGACATTCCAGGCCAGCACGGTGGGTCCGATGGAGCGCTGATCGCCGCGACCACCATAGTGGTCACTGTGGCCGCTGGAGACAACCTGCAGCTCTACTGGTCTGCCAGCAGCACTCAGGCCTTCCTGCAGTACTTGGCCGCCGGCACCAGCCCCACCAGGCCGGTGACGCCTTCGGCCATCGTCGCGGTGCAGCAGATCATGTTCAGCGCCACGGCTCCGCTGCAGTTCATTGCCAACTCTTCAGAGCCTGCAACGCCCACGGGCGGCGGCATCCTGTTCGTCGCCTCGGGCGCCTTGAAGTACAAGGGCAGCTCTGGCACCGTCACAACCCTGGCCGCGGCCTAAAGGACATCATCATGGCAAAGCTCTACGTTACCGAATTCCAGTTTCTCGAAAACGCCAACGACATCGGCGGCGTCCCCCAGGCGGCCAAACTGCCGGGCACCACCAACGTGGTGACCTTCACGACCAGCAGCGTACAGTCTGCCGTTTTCGGGGCCAACACCCGGTTCGTGCGCGTGGTGTCTGACGCGCCGGCCTGCCTAGCATCTGGCACCAACCCGACGGCGACCACCAGCGGGCTGCGCCTGGCGGCCGAGGCCACCGAGTATTTCGGCGTCACGCCTGGCCAGCGCCTTGCAGTGATTGGGGCCTGACCGTGCTGGGCCAGAACATTGGCCGCGTGGGCCTGCCGGACATGGCCAGCGGGGGGCGGCCGTCGCTGTCGTTCAACTTTGCGGCGATGCCGGCCTTAGACCCGAGGATCACCTTCACCCGAGCGTCCACTGGCACGTTCTTCGACTCTGCTGGAGTGCTGACCAGCGCAGCCGTTGACGCCCCACGCTTCGACTACAACCCCAGCACGCTGGCGGCTCGGGGGCTGCTGATTGAGGAGGCGAGGACGAATTTGGTGTTGCAGTCTGAAGACTTTGCAACTACTTGGGGGCAAACCGCCTCACCTATTGTTTCTACAAACACAACTGTTGCGCCTGACAATACGACAACGGGGGACACAATAGGCTCCACAGCAACGGGCAGCTATGTATTTCAGAGTATTACGTTTACGGGAGATGGTACAAAGGCTTTTTCTATCTTTATAAAACAAGGGACTTCTACTGTTAATAGGTTGTTTGTTAGAGATACAACAGCAGGGATAAATAGAGGCCTAACAGATGTAACTTGGACTGTTGGAGTCCCATCCGTTGTTGTAACAAATGGGTCTTTGCTAAGTTTGACGCAATTATCTAACGGGTGGTATCGCGTACAAGTTGCAGTTGATAGTGTTGTTGCTGCTAACTCAAATCAGTTAAGAATTCAGCCGGATACTGCAACAGGTACTGGAACAGTCATTTTGTGGGGTGCTCAGTTAGAAAATGGAGCCTTCCCCACCAGCTACATCCCCACCACTGTCGCACAAGTCACTCGCAACGCCGATCTGGCTTCAGTGAATACGCTGAGTCCTTGGTTTAATGCCACGGAGGGGACGTTGTTTGCGGAATTTTCGGTCTATACGTCCATCGGAAGTAAGGCAATTGCCGGTATTACAGACGGAACCACCAATAACCGAATTCAGTTTTTTGCAAGTGCAGCCGACCCATACAACGTCTCGCCTCGTCTTGTGTCTGGTGGTGTTGCAACAAACCCATCGCCTGCTGGTAGCGTAACAGTTGGATCAACAGGTAAAGCAGCACTTGCTTACGCAATAGGTACAAATCAAGGTGGCATTTCTGTAAACGGCAGCGCGGTAAATCAATCAAGCCCTGCATCTGCATTTGGCAGCGTAACGCAACTTGAACTTGGCAAAGGCTCGGGCCTTACTCAAACCAACGGCTACCTCCGCCGCATCACCTACTACCCCCGCCGCCTGAGCAATGCCGAGTTGGTCAGCATAACGAGCTAGTCATGGCAAAACCACGCATCGATCTTACTGGGCGCTTGTTTGGCCGTTTGACGGTCAAGAGCAGGATTGTTCCACTTAAAGGACGGACGCTGTTTGTCTGCGCTTGTGAGTGCGGCAAAGAAGTTACCTTGAACGGTTCTGATCTTCAGACAGGAAATACAACGTCATGCGGCTGCCTTCGGGACGAAAAAATCGCAAAGGTCAATTACAAACATGGCGCGGCTTCATGTAATGACCTAACTGGCGCATACCGTTCGTGGCGCACCATGAAAGACAGGTGCTACAACGAGGACAACAATCGCTTCTATGCTTACGGCGCACGCGGTATCAAGGTGTGCGACAGGTGGCGCGATTCGTTTGAGAACTTTTTTGCGGACATGGGTGAGCGGCCAGACGGATACACGCTTGACCGCATTGATGTCAATGCAGATTACAGTCCAGAAAACTGCCGCTGGGCTTCCACATCCGAGCAAGCCCGCAACCAGCGCACAAATGTCTGGTATCAGGTTGGTGATGAGCGAATGATTCAAGCTGACGTTGCGCGGGCTTTAGGTATTCACCCGTCGCAAGTTCTTGGAATGCGCCGCAGAGGCGAATTGCCGCCGCACATTCAGGCCATCACAGCATGACCTACGACCCCTTCGACCCATTCAACGAGGTGCCCATGTACACCGATTACTTCCTGAAATTTGCTGACGAAGCCGAGGCCAACGCGGCGCTGTTCACCGAGCAGACCCACGTGCAAGACGATGTGGCCGAGACGGTCAAAGTCCCCCGCTACGCGGCTGTTGACGTGATTGGCACCATCTACAAGCCCACGGGCAAGTCGTTGAAGACGGCTGAAGGCCCGGTGCCCGAGATGAAGGCTGTCCCCGGCTGGCATGTCAACGTGCGCCACACCGCTGAGGCCCCGGAGCTGGAGGCTTTCCGCGTGTTTCCCGAAACCCCCAGCAGGACATGGGCATGACAGACGACGACTTCAAACGCCTTGAAGGCAAGGTTGACAAGCTGGCCGAGGCCATCACGAAGCTGGTTCTGGTCGAGGAGCGCCAGGCCAATCAAGGCGAGCGGATCGGGCGTGTGGAGCAGCGCGTTGCAGCTGTCGAGACGGCAGTCGCCAAAACAGATCGCACCGTGCAGATGTGGATCAACCGCGGCATCGGCGTCTGGGGCTTGGTGGTCCTGGTTTTCACGATGGTGCAGTTCGGTTCGAAGTTCTTTGGGGGCAAGTGATGGCCATCAGCGTCCAGGTCGGCGACATCCAAAGCGTCATCAATCGCCTGACGGCTATTCCTGTCGGGCTGGAGAAGTACGTCATCAACAACATGGCGCAGGTGGCGTATGACGAGGCCGAGCGCGGCGCGGACAAGCACACCAAGACGGGAACGCTGCGCCAGGCCCTGTACAACCGCGCAATTCCTGACGGCCGCGCTATCGGGCATGACCGCAACCGCGCGCCATACGCGGCGTTTGTCTTGCTCGGCACCAGGCCGCACAAGATCCTGCCAAAGCGCAAGAAAGCCCTGCGCTGGGCGTCGGGCGGCAAGTTCTTCTTCGCAAAGTCCGTGAACCACCCAGGGTATCGCGGTGACAATTACCTGCTGCGCGCTGCCACCGAGGCCGTGCGCCAATTTGACCGCATCGTGCGCACAGGGATGGCCAAGCAATGACAGTTCTGAACTACCCCGACGCTTACTTGGCAAAGTACTGCACCGTGGACCGCGAGACGCGCGCGTTTGACGAGGTTGATCTGCTAGGCACATTTTCCACGGCCTGGCGCAATCGGCTGGCGGTGCTCAAGACTTACATTCTGGCGTGCCTTGAGAACCAGGCCGACGCCGAAGACCTGTTCACCGCCAAGCTGGCCAGCTACCGCAAGGAGTTCGACAGCATGCTGGCCCAGGCTCGAGGCGCCACGCCTGACGAGTCGGGCAATACGCTGATCTTCAACGTGCCGTTGGAGCGGGCATGAACGCCGCGCTTGAAGCCGCACGCGACGCATTCGCCACCATCCCAGGGGTCAAGTCCTGCAAGATCGGCCTCGAGGCCAATCTATCGCCCGAGGACTACCCGATGATCCGCATCGTGCCGTTCCGGATTACGCCGGGGCGGCCATATGGCAATCGCAGCTCGGAAACGTTCGTCTACTTCGGCGTGCCGGTGGCAAACTCCGAGGGCCTGGAGTCGGTCTACGAGTCGCTGTTCGATCTTGAGGGCAAGATCCTGGAAAAGCTCAAGACGCTCCAGGGACGATACATCGAGACGGTTACCGACGAGGACCGCATCGACACCTACAAGCTGATGTCGATCCGTTGCTTCCTTGAGGGTTAGTCTCGGTCGTCTCCATATTCCTCGCGCTCCTCTTTCCACTTCTCAAAACATACGGCTGCGCGCTGGCCCACGTTGCTAAAGTCTTCGCGCATGGTCGGATTGGCCATGCAGCGGGCAATGAAATCATCGCGGCCCTCATCGGGGCCCGGTTGAGGAATAGGCATTTGCGGCTTGCTCCAGGTTGACGATGCGATAAACCGGGTTTGAGCCGGCGTTGTGGACTGCAAGCGCAGATTCGCCGGCCTGGACTCTGGCCAGCTTGTCGCGCGAGCCAATTATCTTCGCGGCGATAGGCTCGGATAATCGGTTAAGAAAATACTGATCAGCCTCGGAGTCCTCCTGTGCCTGGCGCCCGCTGAGGTCCAGGCGTGGGGAGCTGATGCACTTGCAATTGTGCGTCACAATGCCATTGCATGTATAATGACCTTGTTCCGTCTCAAGGTTGTAGACATGGCCAGAAAAATTGAATCTATTGACGTCGATTATGTTGTCAACCAGTACAGCGCCGGTCGATCCATTTTGGATATTTCTGGCGAGTTCAGCGTCAGCCGCAACGTCATCGAACGCAGGCTGATTCAAGCCGGGGTCCAGCTTCGGGGGCAGAGCGAAGCCAGCATCGTCAGGATGAGCAAGCTCACCAAAGACCAAAGGCTCGCACTTGCTGCAAACGCTCACAACTCCATTCGAGGCACGAAGCGCAGCTTTAAGACCTTGGTCAAATGCGCCATCGCCAAGCAAGCGAGTCAGTCCTCCGTCAGCGAACACGAGCAACGAATCATGCATGCCTTGCGCGGCCAAGGCATCGACCCTATCCCACAGCTTGCGATTGGCCCCTATAACTGCGACCTTGCCTGCTATCCCGTCGCCGTGGAAGTGTTCGGTGGTCAATGGCACTTCTCTGGTCGCCACCTTGCTCGAACTGAAAAACGCATCCGCTATCTCGGCAATGCGGGCTGGCATGTGCTGATGCTGGTCGTCGATGAAGGAGTAGCCCACTACCGATTCGGCGCCGACACGGCTGATCACATTGCCACCTACGTTCAGCAAGCCCGCAGCAATCCATCCGGCGCTCGTGAGTACAGGGTGATTGACTGTCGCGGTCACACGTTGGCCGGTGGCCGTTGTGATGACGACCATATCTCCGTCATACCAGCGTTTACTAACCGCCGCGATGTTGACAGCGGACGTTATGAGCGCGTCGCCAGGTAAACAAAACGGGTGGAAGGGCGGATTCGGGGCCTTGGCTTTCGGGTACACCCCACGGCCAAGCCCGTACTGATCGCGGCCGGTAATCAGGTCACAGATGCACGGCGCGGTGCTGGTGCGGCTCCTGCGGATCTGGACAAACTCCAGATCTTCGTCTTCCAGCTGGATCTGCGCCTCGCGCTGGGAGTATGCCCGGTGCGCCTCGGTCCTGGCGATGCGCTCGGCAAAGTACCGCGTGCGCTCGTAGAACGCCGTTTTAAGCGTCTTTTCCAGCTCCACCCTGCCCACGGTGCCCTGAATGTCTTCTATCGCGTCCAGGGCCTGGCTGTAGGCCGCGCGCAGGGCTGGCGTTGACAGTCCGTCCACCTGGATGCGCGCAAAGGCCTGGGCCATCTTGCGCCGCACGGGATCCGGGTCCAGGATCTCTCGCATGTACTTCGGCAGCTTCGGGTTCTCGGGATTGATCTGCAGCGGCTCAGCGTCTGGCTCTCGAAACCCGTAGCCTTCGAACAGCTGCAACGCCAGGCGCTTGGAGTCCTGATAGCCGCGCACGTTGCGCTGCACGATGCCGGCCACGATGTTGGAGACGTCCTGCGCCTCGGCGTACAGCTTGCGCGATAGGGAGACGGGTCCGATGTTGATGGCCAAGGCCGACTCGGTGCCTACGCTGCGCTGAAGCACTGCGGACAGCGATGCGGCCATTAGGTCGGCGAACTCACCGGTAAATGAGTCCATCACCCGCGTGATGGCATCGCGCGGCGCAGTGCCGCGGCGCATCAGGTCCATCGCGCGCCGGTAGGCGGCGAGCACCTGCGCTTCGACGTCGGCCGAAAGCTGGTCCAATAGTGCGAGTTCTTCGGCTGGTGTCATAGGCCTTGAATCCTAACCGCTGCAGCGCCTGAGTCGCGCTGGCGGATCAAAGGGTTTAGCGCATAACGCACAGCGTCGATTCCGTGATTCCAAGCGTCCACGACATCGGGCATGATGTCGCCCGTTAGCCGATCCACGCGGTAGCTGTACAGGCTGGTCTCCTTGATCAGATGCTTGCATCGAGGATGAATCACGATCTCGGCGTAACTGCGCAAGTGCGCAATGCCGTCGTTGACACTGCCCGGCCATTTGGCCACTGGCACCACCCTGGGCAAGCCGTGCCGTTGCAGGTAGCTGATGGACTCTGGACGGGCGCTGTCGGCGCGCATGGTGTGCTGCTGCACCCCTGGTATCAACTGCGCCAGAAAATCGGTTGTAGCGTCGATTTCGAGGCCTTTGGCCTGTGCTTCGTGGTCAACCCAAACGCGAGAGTCTTTGATCCAGCAGCGCACCGCGGCGGTCGGGTCTTGCGCAAAGCCAAAGTCCAGGCCGTAATAAGGCCCGTCCCAGGCAGGCCCGCCTGCTTCAAAGTCGCGCACTGCGACCTTGCCGGCCAGCACCTGGGCATCGCTTTTGGTCAGGTAGGCGCCGTCCCAGACATGCGCATATGTGCCTGGATCCATCATGGCCTCCTGGCGGCGGCGCAGCTCGTCCAGCTCGGGCGGGAAAAACGGATTGTCCTGCCAGTTGATCTCGACAATTTTTGACCGGTCTGGCGGCCGCTTTCTAAACCGCGTGTCTACCGGGCTGTTGTCCAGGCGCGGGTTCCACAGCACCCACATCTCGGCCTTGGGCTGGCGGAAAACGGTCGGCTCGAGATCCAGCCAGGCCGACTCGGGCACGTCCTCTGCCTCTTCGACGATGGTCAGGTCGATCTTGGCCGTGGACTTCACAGCCGTAATGTTGTTGCGCAGGCCGCGGAACAGAAACTCCGTGCCGTTGCGTCCGCGCAGGTAGTCCACCCCGACGTCGTAATGAGCTGCGAGCCACGGGTATGCCGCAATGGCCGCCTTGAGCTCGGCATGGAATGACTCTTTGATGCTCACCTGCAGCTCGCGCGTGCACAGCACCCGCAGCGGCTCGATGAAACCCCAGATGGCCGCCATGAGGGCCATGCTGAAGCTCTTGCCGCTGCCGCGGCCGCCGTAGACGCCGCGGTACAGGTATGCCCCCCTGGGTTCTTTGAAAACCCCGAGGATTTTCGGCGGCAGCTCGACGCGGGCCGTGGTCATTCAGATTTTGCGATCAGCTCAATTCTGTGAACCAGCGGCGATTTATCGTCTCCGCTGATCTCGAGTTTCTCGCCGTATTTTTTCGGCGCCAGTTTCGATAACAGCCACTTGCGAGTATCTACCTGGAGTTTGTGCTTTTGCACGGCGGCCCAGTCTTTACGGCCATCGGGGGTTTCTCCGACATCGACGTCGGATAACTCCATGACCTCTTGGGCGATGCGTTCGACGAAGTTCTCGCGCGCCTGCGCGTACCTGTCGGCCAGCTCCGCATCCTGCCCAACCCACAGCATGAACGTCGGCATCGGCACGCCGGCCTGCTGGCAAGCCTTAAAGCAGCTCATGCCAAAGTCCATCGCCTTGATGACCTTCTCCGCGACTTCGGCCCGCTCAGGGCTTCCTGGCTTGGTTCGTTTGTTTGCCATGTTTGCTCCTATGTTAGTGACCACTCATGGTCTCAAAAACGGGTCCGGCGCTTGTCGCTGGACTCTACGCGTTCTACACCTCTACGCGTAGAACGCGTGATTTTCAAAACCCCTCCATGTGCGTGCGCATGTGTGTGTGCATGTGTATTAGTATAGACATGGTGTAGAACGTGTAGAACGTGTAGAACTCCAATGCTGACAACAACTTAGAACGTGTAGAGAGTCTACGCGTTCTACTCGTCCTTGACCCAGGCCCGGAAACTGCGCCCGTTTGTCGATTTGGTGATGACCGTTCGCCAGCCGAGCACTCGCATCACCCGACCGACCCGTTTCTGTGCGATCTGGTCATGGCGACCGATCTCAATCTTCAAACAGTCAGACAAAATCTCTGATGTTGTCGGACGATTCTGATTCCACAGCCATCCTCCGATGACGGATTCCCATGAGTCGGAATCGCGCCTGGACTCAACTTCTTCGTTTTGAAGGTCCATCGGGACGTCCCACCATGAGCCGCCATCGTTGAACAGGTGGACGGCTTCAGCAAAGAGCTGGTCTCGGTTGTCACGCAGCCAATCGTGGTTCACGTTGCCGCAGCGAACGGGCCAGAACCGGCGTGCTCCAGTTTCGTCTCTCTGCCAGTCGTCGCGGTTCGTTGTGCAGGCCAGAACAGTTTGTCTCGGATGGTTTTCTGTGTTCCTTCCGTAGCTTTTTCTATATCTATCCATCTGGCAAGAGATAATGCCTTTGATTCGCTCAACCTCTGCGCGAGTAAATGAGTGCATCTCTGCAATCTCGACCAGCATGTGGCCTTTCAGGACTTCGTAGAAGTCTTTGTGCGTCACGTTTTCATGACACTCTGTGAACCACTTGCCTCCGAGGATGCGCAGCGCGGTGGACTTGCCGGCCCCTTGCGTTCCCTCCAGAACAGGCACGGTATCAACCTTGCAGCCTGGCCGAAACACGCGGGCCACCATTGACATGACCCAGCAGCGTCCTACGGCGTCGGTGTAGGCGTTTTCTGGGGCTCCAAGGCCTTCTGACATCAGGTAGGACAGGCGGCGCACGCCGTCCCAGCCAAGCGACTTCAGCCAGTCCTTGCACTCGTTGCGCGTGTCGTGGAAGGCGGCCACCACAGCAGCGTCATGACAGGTTTGCAGGCCTATGCGCGTGAGTCCTACGTGGCGTTGCATGTAGAGCTGCAGCAGCACGTCGTCGGCGTCTTTCCACTGGCGTTCCTCGCCCTGCCATGTGGTCATGATCGTGTCGAGAAACTCGTCGTACCAAATCTTGCCGCGCAGATTTGGATCAGACTCAATCGCCCTGACCACGTTGTCAAGGTTCATGATCGGCGTGCCGTTCGGCATCAGCACCAGATCAAGCTGTTGCCGAGCGTCGATCTCGCCTGTCTCTGGATCGATTGACGGTGGGATGGCGACCGCTGCGCTAGGTCGCCACTTTGTCGCCCGTGGCACCATGAAAGCCTTGCAGTCGTCCCAGCACGCAAAGTCAGCGTCGGCTGCGTCCCACCCGTCCGGTTGGCCCGAAACGTCCAGAATCTTGACCTCGGCCGCACTGGTGGCGATGATCTGGGCCACGCGCTCCATGGCCTTTCGGCCAGGCTCATCTGCGTCCGGCCATAACAGCACCTTGCGGCCTGCCAGCGGCGTCCAGTCGGCCTTGTCTGCGGCCATTGCGCCTGCTGGCCACGTCACCGCCACATAGGGACCGCTGAACCGTCGCGCAGCGTCTGCGGCCTTCTCGCCTTCGACCACCAGCACCGCAGCGCCAGGACGCTCTGCAATCTCTTGGAGACCGTACAGCGGACGCGGCGATGGCCACTGGCCCATGCCCCAGCGCTCACCGTTCCACGTCCACGGGACAATCTGCTTGCGCTCGCCCGCAGGCTCGTAGCGGGCCACGTAGCCCAGCACCTCGCCGTCTGCGTTGCGGTACGTCCACCGCGCCGATGGCTTGTCATAGCGAGTGTGCACACACGGACACTCGGCGAAGTCGGCAGGCACTGGCGTGACAACGCGCCTCGCTGGTTCTGCCGGTGGAGCTGCGTGCGCATGACCGTTAACGCGCTTGGCCGGTTTTGTCTCACCGCCGAGATGGCGATATGCATCGCCCATTGGCAGCTCGTAGATCGCGGCGTACAGGCTCACCAGATCGCTGCCGTGGTCACCAGTTGCGAAGTCTGACCACGCGCCTGTTGCAAGGTTGACCTTGAGGGATTGACCGGCGGCACCGCTGAGATCGCCAGCGACCCAGGAATTGCCGCGCTTGCGGCCGGCTGGCAGCCAGGATGCG